CACCATGCAGGTGACAGGACTAAGCGTGTCTACAGATCCGCTAAGCATCGCTATGTATTCATGCATGGCAATAAGAAAGACAAAAGATTATTAACCAAGTGCCTACGTTATGGCACTGAAGCATACCCTAAGAAGGAGACTATACAATGACTAAGAGAACTAAGATACCTGCCCTTGATGATCAGGGTAAGTTTGTCAGGCATGAGCCTACCATACCGGAAGGCTTCACTGATATAAGATTGTGGGACGTTGTGTTCACAGTACATGATGAGAATGGCGACCCTGTTGAGAGGCCTGACGGAGGCATAATGTTCTACACTGCACCCAAGCTAGACTTCAGTAGCTGTGAGAATGACGTAGATCTAGATGACCTAGTACAGGAGGAATATTGACATGGGAAAGAAACCGTACTACAGTAGTAAGCCTGTCACAGTACAAGCACGTAAGGAGAAGCGTGACAGTATCATAGCTACCATTGCTACAATATTATTTGTAAGCTTTGCTTTCATTGGCATGGGATATATATTTTCCCTTGTTATATTTTCACTAACCAAATTGTTTTGAAGGAGACAATCACATGACTGAAGATACTACATTTTTTACTACACCTAATGCTATTAGGGGTCAGTTCTTTGATCTAATATATGACCTACCCTTTGACATACATGAAACAGAAGACTTAGGAGAAGGTAACATCGCAGTAATTTTTACAGGTATACCAGAAAGAGAGAACGATAATGACTAAATATAATCTATGCGTAACATACAACGACAAGCTATGTAGGATCACTACATGCAAGACACCTCAAGGTGCTAACCTAATGCTACAGATACTCCAACGAGTGTATCCTAAGTATGACTTCGAGGTATCAGAGAAGGCAGTAAGTACTGATCTATCTGATAGAGATTCAGAACTACAACAAGACTTACGACACGTACTACTTAACCCATACGAATACCGAGGCACTGAGTCTCGCTTCGTTGTAATAGATGGAGGTGTATAATGCCTATCAGTACAGCACTAGAACTTAAGCTACTTAAAATGGTACAACAAAGCTTTGCTCGTTCAGACATGAGTGATGATGAGCTATTAGAAATAAAACAACTACTTAAAGACATAGGAAAAAACCTTAAGGAGAATGACAAATGACATTTAGAAATAATGAACGCCCAACAAAGAAGTTTAATGAAAAGAAATACATAACCTTATCAAAGGATGAAACGCTAAAGGTTCTTAGTTTGTATAACACTCTTAAGTCTGTGCTTGATTCTGTAGGAGAATCATTTGATGTAGATCTTGGTGATCTAAGAAAGCTAAGAGAAAAGAACAGGGAAATAGATGATGTCTTTAACTTTAGAGGTAAGGTTCGAGAGGATGGTGATGTATGGCATTGGTCTGACAATGTGTTACCTGATGACGATGATGCTTACTACTATGTAAATCCACTTGCAAATGCATAAGCTTGACATCTACGATACGGTAACAGGAGAACACATATGTTACCACACAGCACGGAGCAGGGAAGACTTGCTACGTCTATATAAAATGTACAATAAAATCAAAAACATAAGGATAGAAATAACATGAGAACTACACAACATCAAAAGATAATGAGACACTTAAACAATCATAAAGGGCTTACTGTATTGGAAGGTATGATGTACTACGGTATAGTGTGCCTACCCAAACGCATACAAGAACTACGTGAACAGGGTGATCGTATCATTAGCGTTAAGAATAAACACCCTGATACAGGCCAGAGATATACAAGGTATGAACTTGAGGATGTCGTACACTAGTGCTTATATTGTTTGAGAAGTTAGTAATAAAGGTAGTAATACTAATAGCATTGTATGTACTCATTGGAGTAGGCAGTGGAATTTTTTAGAGGAGACAACAAATGAAGGAGCTTAAAGACAACCACACTATTGAACAGGCCTGTAATTACTATATGCATACACCTAAGTATGCGGCACTAAGCTCTCGTAGTCAGTATGATTACAACCTTAACCTTAAACAGGCGTGTATTACTAAGGTGCAGAACAACAAGGTACTAGGTAACATCAAGCTAAAGGATGTACGCTTCAAGCATATCACTGTAGCGTATGACCTGTGGTTGAATGGTAAAGGTATACGACAGGCCAACTACATAGCTACATGCTTAGGTATTGTATTCAATACATCTATTAGGCATGAAGCTATGCTAAGTAATCCTATTACCTTACTGTCTAGATCTAAACCCAAGGCACGTAAGGTTAAGTGGACAGAGGCACAGGTTAAGACATTCTTAGATACAGCTTATAGTAACTGGGAATGGCGTAGCATTGGGCTGATCGTACACATGGCATACGAATGGGCACAACGTGTAGGTGACATGCGTTTACTTACATGGAACAACCTTGACCTAGATGAACAACGCTTAGACTTAGAGCAAAGTAAACGTAGGGCTGATGTACATCTCCCTATCAGTGATGCTCTATGTAAGATGTTAGTACAACAACACAAAGACTTTGGCTTCCAAGCATACGTAGCGCCTCGCCCTGAGCCTTACAATGGGGCGTACACTTCGTATCACTCGACTGATATACATAAGCTAGTCAATGAAGTTAAGGACAGTGCAGGGCTACCTAAAGAACTGACTGCATTAGACTTACGTAGGACAGGTATAACTGAGATGGTAGAGGCAGGGGTAGATACACTAGGTATCATGCAGGTTAGTGGACACAGTAATCCACAGAGTGTTAAGCCTTACTTAGTCAACACACTCAAGGGTGCAAGCACAGCACTAAACAAAAGGAACAACAACAAATGAACATCAAAGAATTTGTAGATGGTCTATGCCTAAGCGAGGGTGAGAGTACACGTATGGCTTGCCCTAACTGTAATGGTAACAACACATTCACTGCATCAAAGGATGGAGGTATCGTAGTGTACAACTGTTACAAGCTAGGGTGCGGTGTACGTGGTGCAGTAACTACTGGCATGACTGCCTTAGAGGTACGTAACCACATGCAGAATAGAGACATGCCTATACGTAAGGTGTTAGATCCTATGATCTACCCTGAGTATGTCGTTAACCCTACGCTTGAACACACACTACTACACAAGTTCTCTAAGCGTTGGGATCTAACCAATGAGGACATACTGTATGACGTTAAAGATAGACGAGCAGTCTTTCCTATAGTTGACAAAGGTGTAGTAGTAGATGCAGTAGGCCGTGCCTTGGATGGCGCTATACCTAAGTGGTACAGATACACAGGCAACGCCTCCGTATATAAGCGAGTACTTGGTAGACCTAATGGTGTGTGCGTAGTAGTAGAGGATGTCATCAGTGCTATAGCAGTAGCTCAGATATCTCCTAACACTACAGGCATGGCTATCTTGGGTACATCACTAGGCCTAGCACAGATGGAACACATTGGTGATTTCTATAAGGTTATCATAGGGTTAGACCCCGATGCTATGTCCAAGACGTTAGCCTATAAGCAAGAGGTAGAGGCGTGGACAGGTAAGACAGTTAAAGCATTGAGGCTTGACGACGATATAAAATATAAGTTAGACACAGATAAAGAGCGTCTAAAGGAGATGATAAATGCATAAGGAGAACACACTATGAACTGCTATCACTGCGAGAATGAATTGATATGGGGCGGAGATGAAGACATGGAGGATGACGTGGAGTGGCTTATGGTTACTAACTTAACATGCCCTCGATGTCATTCAGATGTACTAGTGTACCTACCTGCAGAGAATGATGGAGATAATGAATGATGGAACTGGCACTGATTAGAACTTTGATGGACAAAGAGTTCTATGATAACAACAAGGGTATAAGATGCCCTGATGAGTTGTTCAGTAAAGATGTCCGTAAGATGAAACAAACTCTAGACTATGCCATGACTACGTATGAGCGTAGCTTGACTGCATCAGAGTTAGAGGCTCTCTTCTTTGCTAACAACAGTACAATGACTACTGCTACTAAGCAGGTGTACACTGATCTGTTCAAACGCATAGCTCGTGAGCAACCAATGAACCAAGACATAGCTGATGAAGTGTTGTCTAAACTATTCCAACAGGTGCTAGGCAATCAGGTAGCTAACATAGGATTTGATTACGTTAACGGATCTCTTGATAGCCTTGAGCCTTTGCGTAACTTAGTAAAGAAATATCAGGATGACTTCACACCTAACCTTAACATAGAGTTTGGTGATATAACTATTGATCACTTGCTTAAGGCTAATGCTATACAGTCTCAATGGAAGTTTAATATACCTAGCCTGTCACGACAGGTAGAAGGTATCAGTGGTGGTCACTTAGTTATCGTAGGTGCTAGACCTAACACAGGTAAGACAAGCTTCCATGCATCTCTATTGGGTGCACCTAATGGCTTTGCATCTCAGGGTGCTAAGTGTTTGATACTTTGTAATGAGGAATCTTATGAACGTGTAGGTGCACGTTACCTCAGTGCCGCATCAAGCTTATCTATGGAAGAGGTCAAGGGTAACTATGCCTTAGCCGCCACACGTTATGAGCCAGTGCGAGAGCAGATCAATTTGTATGACAGTACAGGTAAGGACATGGCGTGGGTAGAAGCTATCATCAAAGCTTATCGTCCAGACATAGTTGTATTGGATATGGGAGATAAGTTTGCCGTTAAGAGTAGCGACAAGTCAGATGTATATCTTAAGAGTGCGGCTATCCATGCACGTAATATAGCTAAGCAATATGACTGTGCTATCATATGGATGTCTCAGTTATCTGCGGCGGCAGAAGGTATGGTCAACCCTGATCAGTCTATGCTTGAGGGATCTAAGAC